CCCTTTGCCAAGGGGGGCGTCTTGTCCGGCCCTGTCGCCTTCCCGATGCGCGGGGGCATGGGGCTCATGGGCGAGGCCGGGCCCGAGGCGATCATGCCTTTGGCGCGCGGCGCGGATGGCAAGCTCGGTGTGCGCGCGGGCGGCGGCGGGTCGGTCACCGTTCACATGAATATCACAACGCCCGATGTGGCGGGCTTTGACCGCAGTCGTGGTCAGATTGCGGCACAGGTGGCTCGCGCCCTCGGTCGGGCACAGCGCAATATTTGAGGTTTAGAGATGAGCTTTCACGATATCCGTTTTCCGGCTTCGCTGAGCCTTGGCGCTGTGGGCGGCCCCGAGCGGCGGGTCGAGATCGTCACCCTCGCCAACGGCCATGAAGAACGCAACGCGCCCTGGGCTCATTCGCGCCGGCGCTATGACGCCGGTATGGGCCTCAGGTCGCTCGACGACGTGGCGACGCTGGTTGCCTTTTTCGAGGCCCGCGAGGGCCAGCTTCACGCCTTTCGCTGGAAGGATTGGTCCGATTTCAAATCCTGCCAGCCTTCGGGTGAGGTCACGGGCGAGGATCAGGTGATCGGCGCTGGCGATGAGGTCACTTCCAGCTTTCAACTCGTCAAAAGCTATGCTTCGGGAGACAGCGTCTATGTGCGCCCCATTCGCAAACCGGTGGCTGGCACAGTTCAGATAACGGTCAGCGGAGAGCCGCAGGCGGAGGGGGGCGACTATGCCCTCGATACCGCGACGGGGATCGTGACCTTTTCCCATCCGCCCGACATTCAGGCGGTGATCCGGGCCGGATATGAATTCGACGTGCCGGTGCGTTTCGCCACAGACGCGATCCGCACGTCGATGGCCAGCTTCAATGCGGGCGAGGTGCCCGATGTGCCGGTGATCGAGGTGCGGCTGTGAGCGGCCTAGCGGACCATTTGGCAAGTGGAGCAACCACGGTCTGCCGCTGCTGGGCGGTGGTGCGAAAGGATGGCACAACGCTCGGTTTTACTGATCACGACCTGCCCGTTTCCTTCGACGGTATGGACTTTCGCGCCGAGGCGGGGATGACCGCGCAGGCCATTGAGACGTCGCTTGGCCTGTCGGTCGACAACGGTGAGGCGATCGGTGCGCTCAGTGATGCCGCGATCCGCGAGGTCGACATACTCGCGGGCCGGTATGACGGGGCCGAGGTAACGGCCTGGCACGTGAACTGGCGCGTGCCTGCAGAACGTCAGATCGTCTTTCGCGGCACAATCGGCGAGATCCGGCGCGGTGGAGGGGCGTTCCACGCCGAGTTGCGGGGGTTGTCTGAGAAACTCAATCAGCCGCGCGGTCGAGCCTATCAAGCCTCCTGCTCGGCTGTCTTGGGGGACGTCGAGTGCGGCTTCGACTTGCAGACGCCGGGTTTCAGCGCCGAGGCCAAGATCCAGTCGGTCGAAGGTGCGGCGATTGTCGTCGACGACCCGGGATATCTCGAGAAGGGGTGGTTCACTCAGGGAGTATTGACCGTCTTGGATGGGGCAGCGGCAGGCCTTTCGGGCATGATCAAGGCCGACGAGGAAGGCTCTGACGCGCAGCGCAGGGTTGTTCTTTGGCAAGAGCTGGGCGCAGGCCCGTCTGTGGGGGATCGTATTCGCCTTATTGCCGGTTGTGACAAGCGGTTCGAGACCTGCCGTCTGAAGTTCTCGAACCACATGAATTACCGCGGCTTTCCCGACATTCCCGGCGACGATTGGTTGATGGCGTCTCCCGCCACGACGGGCGAGCGAGACGGAGGTAGTCGCCGGTGAATGAAAGGGCCGCCCTCGCAGCGCGCGGCTGGATCGGGACGCCTTATCGGCACCGGGCCGCAGTCAAAGGGGCAGGTTGCGATTGCCTTGGCCTTGTTCGGGGCATCTGGTCTGAAACCGTCGGACCCCTTGGGGTCGAACTTCCCGCCTATACGCCGGACTGGGCCGAACCGTCCCGGCGCGAGGCGCTGCGGGCCGCGCTTGAGGAGCGGCTCGTCGCGCGGCCCTTTGGTGAACCGGAGGAGGGCGATGTCCTTCTATTCCGAATGCGGGAGGGGGCAATGGCCAAGCATCTGGGGATCCTGATTTGCGCCGGGCCGGCTCCTGCCTTTGTTCATGCCCATGTGGGCCCAGGCGTCATCGAAAGCCGCCTCAGCCCGCCGTGGCGGCGCCGCCTTGTGGCGCGTTTTGCATTTCCTGAAGGAGGCCAGTGATGGCGACGATCGTTCTTTCCGCAGCAGGCATGGCGCTGGGCGGCAGCATTGGGGGATCGGTTCTGGGTCTGTCGTCGGCGGTGATCGGCCGCGCGGCGGGCGCACTGATCGGACAGGCGATCGACCAGCGCCTGCTGGGCGCGGGATCGGCCCCGGTCGAGATGGGCCGGGTAGAGCGGTTTCGCCTGACCGGCGCTTCGGAAGGGGCGCCTGTGGGGCAAGTCTTTGGTGCGGCGCGGGTGGCGGGGCAGGTGATCTGGGCTTCGCGCTTTTCTGAGGCCAAGACCACGACCTCCAGCAAATGGTCGCTCAAGCCTGCAACTGTCAGCTATTCCTATTCGGTGAGCCTCGCTATTGCCCTTTGCGAGGGCGAGGTCTCTGGGATCGGGCGTATCTGGGCCGATGGTGCCGAGATATCGCGCAGCGATCTGTCCATCACGCTGCATCGGGGCACAGCGGATCAGCTCCCGGACCCGACGATCGAGGCGATCGAGGGTCTTGGCGAAGCCCCGGCCTACCGTGGTGTCGCCTATGTGGTGATCGACAACCTCGACCTTGGCCGCTTTGGCAACCGCGTTCCACAGTTCAATTTCGAAGTGTTTCGACCCGCGCCTGCCGACCTTGGCCCCAACAACTCGGATCTCGCGCATCTTGTGCGCGGCGTGGCGCTGGTGCCGGGAACGGGGGAATATGCGCTTGCGACAACGCCGCTTTACCGTGACGACGGTTTTGGCCGGAACATTCCGCTCAACCTGCATACCAATGCCGCCGCGAGTGATCTCGATGCATCGCTTGATGCGCTGAGCGCACAGGTGCCGGGCTGCGGCTCGGTCTCGCTCGTGGTGTCGTGGTTCGGCGATGATTTGCGCTGCGGCGATTGCCGGGTGGAGCCTTTGGTCGAGCATCACGGGGCCGATCCTGAAGCGATGCCATGGCGTTCGGGGGGGATCGGTCGCGCTGCTGCGGGGCAGGTGCCGATGGACGGAAACCGGCCCGTCTATGGCGGGACGCCGGCCGACCAGTCGGTTGTCGAAGGCATCAGGGCTATCGCCGCACGCGGGCAGGAGGTGATGTTTTATCCCTTCCTGATGATGACCCAACAGCAAGGAAATAGCCTGCCGGATCCATGGACCGGCGCTGGCAGTCAGCCTGCCTTGCCGTGGAGGGGAAGGATCACGACAAGCGCCGCGCCCGGGCAGGCGGGTAGCCCCGACCAGACGTCAGGCGCCGAAACTGAGGTCGCGGCCTTCTTCGGAACGGCTGCCCCGTCGGATTTCGCCCTCAGCGGCACGACAATCAGCTATTCCGGCCCGAACGAATGGTCCTATCGCCGGTTCATCCTGCACTACGCGCACCTCTGCGCGGCGGCGGGCGGGGTCGGGGCCTTTTGCATCGGCTCGGAGCTGCGGTCGCTCACCCAGATCCGCGGGGCGGGCGGGAGTTTTCCGGCGGTCGCTGCGCTCCGCGCGCTGGCCGCCGACGTGCGGGCGATCCTCGGGCCGGGGGTGAAGATCGGCTACGCCGCCGACTGGTCGGAATATCACGGCTATCAGCCAGTGGGCACGGGCGACAAGCTCTTCCATCTCGATCCGCTCTGGGCCGATCCCAATATCGATTTCATCGGCATCGACCACTATATGCCGCTCGCCGACTGGCGCGAGGGCGAGGCTCATGCCGATGCCGAGTGGGGGGCGGTCTATGACATCGGCTATCTGCAATCCAATATCGAAGGCGGCGAGGGCTATGACTGGTATTACGCTGGTCCCGCCGCCCGCAAGGCGCAACTTCGGACGCCGATCTCGGACTATTGGGGCGAGGATTGGGTCTGGCGCTACAAAGATATTCGCGGCTGGTGGTCGAACCCGCACCACGAGCGGATCGGCGGGTCGCGCAGCGAGACGCCGACCGCCTGGGTGCCGCAAAGCAAGCCCATCTGGCTGACCGAGCTGGGCTGTGCCGCCGTCGATAAAGGCGCGAACGAACCCAACAAATTCGTCGACGCGAAATCATCGGAGAGCGGCTTGCCCTATGCGTCAAAAGGCTTGCGGGACGATCTGATGCAGCACAGCTACCTCCGGGCGCTCTTGGGCTACTATCTTGAGCTTGCGAACAACCCGATCTCGGAGGTGACCGGCGCACCTATGGTTGACGTCAACCGTTCGTACGTCTGGGCCTGGGACGCGCGGCCTTACCCGGAGTTTCCCGCCGATACGGCGACATGGTCCGATGGGGGGAACTTTGCCCGTGGCCACTGGATCAGCGGGCGCGCAGCCGGCCGGAGCCTTGCGGGCGTTGTGGCCGAGATCTGCCGGGGCGCAGGCATCGACAACGCCGATACAACGCGGCTCCACGGGCTTGTGCGCGGCTATACGGCCAACGGGGGCGATACCGCGCGCGCGCGTTTGCAGCCCTTGATGTTGGCCTACGGGTTCGACGGGTTCGAGCGGGACGGAACGCTCAGGTTTCTCAGCCGGGCCCTCGCGACGACCACGGAAGTTGAAGAAGGGCAGGCGGTATTCACGAATGCCGATACACCAACGATTGAACACAGCCGAGAGGGCGAGGCCCAGATATCTGGTCGTGTCCGGTTGGTGCATATCTCCGCCGACGGAGACTATGCGGCGAAGGCCGTCGAAGCGGTCGAGCCCGACGAGGCAGGCGGCTCGGTGAGCGTGAGCGAGCTACCACTGCTCTTCATTGGCGGCGAGGCCGTTGCCATCGCCGAGCGCTGGCTGGCCGAGGCCCGGATCGCGCGGGATACGGTTAGCCTCGGCTTGCCCCTTTCCACCGCGAGGCTTGGTGTGGGCGATATCCTGCGCCTTGGGGATGGGGCCGGCCCGCGATATCGCATTGACCGGCTGACCATAGCATCGCACCGCATGATCGAGGCGGTCCGTGTCGAGCCTGCCGTCTACCGGGCGCCGCAACGCGAGGTAGGGCCACCGAGACGCATCGGCTTTTCTCTGGCGGTGCCGGTTGTGGGCCTTCTCATGGACCTGCCCTTGATCTCAGGCGACGAAACGCCGGTTGGGCCGTGGTTCGCTGCCTCTGCGGATCCTTGGCCCACCAAAGCCGCGCTCTATTCCTCGCAGACCGACCAGTCCTATGCTCTGGATCTCGTCCAATCGGCTCCGGCGACTGTCGGCTTGACCGAAACGGTCCTCCCAGCCGCCACGTCGGGAAGCATCGACCTCGGGCCAGCGCTGCAAGTGCGCCTTGTTAGCGGGGCGCTTTCAAGCGTCACCCG